TGAGTTCAGCGTAGATTACGATATTGCCTTCCAGCGCCATTTAGACCTATTAACCCAAGAATACAAGGATTATAAGCTAACCTATACAAACTTCAGGGAACACGGATATAGAAGGATTAAAGAGTTAGAAGACAGGATTAATAAATTAATAAGGAAATTATAGTGAAATCAAGTGTGGAAATCTCACAGCAAATCGCCGATAAAGAAAGAGAATTAAAAGAAGCATTAAATACCAAATACATCATAGAAACAGAGAAGTTAAATATAAGCAAAGATATAATCGTGTTATATGGAAAGAAAAAAGAAATAGAACTGATATTATTAAAATCAGATCATAACTGCAGAGAGATAGGAATAGATATAAAACTATTAACTAAGGAATTCTGGAGTACAAAAAACGAGGGATTATAAAATGACAGAAAGACAGAAGGCATTATTAGAGAACCTGCCTAAATGCAATAATGTAATATCTAAAGCAGCTTTAATGAGTGGATATAGTGAGAATACAAGTAAATCCTCTATATATAACTTAATTAGAAATAGTAAGAATACACCGATAGCAAGTGAAGAAGTGATAAGGAAACGTTATCTTAAGAAAGTCAAGAAGCTGCAAAAATTAATGAAAAAAGATAAAGACAATACAAATCTCATGCGTTCCATTGAAATTGAGGGCAAAGTAGAAGGCTTATTTAAAGAAACACTCGTCAATGAAGGCATAGCTAAAGAAATAATCATCAATTATGGTCATACTAAACAACCTGAAGGAGTAAGTATAAGTAAGTCTGAGTAAGTGTTTTGAGGGGCTGATTATATGACAATGTTTAACTATAATAGATATAATGACTTATATATTGTGTCATATAATGCTTGTTATGTTAACTACGATATATGAGTGATGAGTTAGTGGAGATACAGCGTAGGATTGATGAGCTGAGGGATGAGGTGGAGAGGTGTAGGCAGACGCCCACCCCACCCCTTTCAAATGCTGTATAGTCATATACCTCCACACAAGTCAAACGTATTTTTAGGAATCAATGTTCACTATTTGATGAACATTCAGTATTAAGTTACTTTTTAATAATATGGCATTATCTAAAGTCAAAATAATCAATCTACCTGAACTACATCCCTTACAACAGGAGATAGATGATGACCAGCACAGGTTCCTGGTGGTTGACTGTGGCAGGCGCTGGGGTAAGACCTATTTAGCTATAAGAAAGGCTTTTAAATGGTTGGAGTCTAAATTCAATGAGACCCGCAAACAACAGAGGGGCTGGATTGTCGCTCCTACGTTCCCATTAGTAAGGGAGGATTGGCTCAGCGCTGAGGAGATTTTAAAGGATGCCATCACTAATAAGAAAGAGACTGTGATGAGGATGGATTTTAAACCCTTTGGTTTTATAGAGTTTAAATCAGCGGACAGGGATGACGAGGGGTTAAGGGGGGCGGGGCTGGACTTCTGCGTCATAGATGAGGCTGCCCGCGTCAGCAAGAAAGCATGGGAGTCGGGCATACGGCCCGCGTTATCGGATAAACAGGGGAAGTGCATCTTCATCAGTACCCCTAACGGCCGTAACTGGTTTTACGATATGTATTTAAAAGGGCAAGTCAGTAATGAGGAAATCAAGAGCTGGAAGCATCCCACTTCAAGCAACCCTTATTTCCCTTCTACTGAGTGGAAAACGATTTATGAATCTACCCCCGAGATGGTGCTAAAGCAGGAATATTTAGCTGACTTCTTAGAGGATTCGGCGAGTGTATTTAAAAATATAGAGAGCTGTTACCGGGGGGCGTTAGAGAAAAATAGCCCCGGCGAACACTATACCATCGGCGTGGATTTGGGAAAGAGCGAGGATTTCACGGTAGTTACCGTCATTAACGATAAGACTTGTGGAGTGGTGTATATTGAGAGGTTCAATCAAATAGACTGGAGTTTGCAGAAGAAAAAAATCAAAGCCGTGGCAACGGTCTATCCTAACAACATCGTCTATATAGACTCCACCGGATTAGGCGACCCCATAGAAGAGGATCTAAGGCAGAGCGGGGTCGCTACCAAAGATTACAAATTTACTAACGAAAGCAAGCAGGAATTGGTTGAGGGCTTAATCGTAGCCATAGAACAGGGGCTTTTGGGAATACCCAATGTAGCCGAGACCAAGTTTCTTATAGATGAACTAAAGGCGTTCACTTATGAGAGGCTTCCGAGCGGCCGTTTAAGATACACCGCCCCCGAGGGATTGCACGATGACGGCGTGATAAGCCTGGGTTTAGCGTGTCGCGGTATGAGCTGGAACTTTTACAGGAAAATGCAGAACGATATTTACATCCCTTATAATTCTCCCGCTTATTTAGAACGCAAATCATTGGAGAAGGATTTGGAATTTAACAGCAGGCTTCCAAGAAGGCTGAGAAGGAAAATTTCACAGGAACTCGCATTTAGTTAAACAAGGAGGGTGTTATGGTTTTAAAGAAAAAGGAAGTGAAGAAAGAAGCGGAACCGATTGAAGAAACTACAAACGTAATCTATGACCCGAATACAGTATTAGCAAAAGAGGATTAATATGCTTCCTATCAAAGAAGACCAGATTGCCAAATGGCGTTTAGAGATAACGCAGGCGGAGAAGTTCCGTGATGATGAATTCGGTAATAATAAATATTCCAACATCTCAAAGGCAGGGGAGAATATAGATTACTTCGAGAATGGGTTGAGCGGCCGCTTGATACAGCAACTCGGTAATGAGGACTATCCGGCGACGACGATAAATATAATCTATCCCATCGTCAAGAATGTCATCCCCACCCTTTATTGGAAGAATCCCTATATAACTTCTATCCCCAAGAAGGCAAGCGAGGAGGACTCTGCCCCATACGCATCGAGTATGCTCAATTATTACTATGAGCAACTTGATATTAAGAACGTGAATAAACACATCATCTTCGATGCCTATGTATTCGGAATGGGGGTATCCAAGATAGGTTATGCCACCCAGTTCGGGACTGACATCGAGGACGAGGATCTGGAAAAGAACAGGGAGAAGGCTAAGAAAAAGGGTATTTTAGAGGCATTGGGTCTTCGTAAACCCAAGACGGAAGAGCCTAAGGAAAATGTAGACCTGAATGAGTATATCCGCAGCGAGAACCCCTATGTGATATGGGTATCCCCATTCGATTTCTTCTTAGACCCATCAGCTAATTCTATTTATAACGCCCGATATTGCGGGCAGAAGATAACTAAGATACTCAAACAAGTGAAGGAAAACTCTAATTATTCCAATACCAAAGACTTGAAGGGTACTAATATAACCGAGGGTATCACTAAAGACATCCCGGAGACCGAGATAGACAATTTCAAGACCATAGATTTATATGAAATCCACTATAAGACCGATAAGGGGATAAGGATTTTAGTATTAGCGAAGGATGGTTCTAACTATAAAGCCCTTTATCATGATGACTCTATCTATGAAATGGACGGATTCCAGTATGAACTGCTCTATTTTAATAAACACAACCATAGATTATACCCGAAATCTGATATTGATATAGTAAAAGGATTACAAGACCGCATAAATACCACCTTCGACAACATCTTAGACCAGATAGATAAGTATGTCCCAAAGATTTTCGTAGATGAGACAGCCCTTACCGAACCCGGAAAGCGCGCATTGGTCAATGGTGATGTAGGAGCCATCTGTTATACCAATCGTGACCCTAATAATGTCGTCAAGGAAGCTAATTTCACGCAATTGAAAGGCGATCTTGCTGTATTCCTCGACAAGATGATGGATATTATCATGCTTGAGACTGGCCTTACTAAGTCTCAACTCATGGGACTCTCCCAGGCCCAGACCGCTACTGAGGCGCAGATAGGTCAATCGGGTCAAAATCTCAGGATGAGCGATAAATTTGACTCCGTAGCTGATTTTGCGTCCAAACAAGCGCGTAAACTTTGGCAGGTCATACAACAATTCGTGGATTTAGAAGAAGTGGAGTTAATCACGGGAGAAAAAGGCATCGATGAAGTGACTGGTATGCCGAAGTTCGACTGGATGAAACCCGTTGATAGTATATTAGCCGAAAAGTTAAGGGTGGGCGAATATTCGTTCAGAATAGATGTATCTTCACTTGAAAAACCTGATTTACCTGTATTGCGCAGTCAAATAGAAAGGGTTGCCCAACTTGTAGCGCAAGAAGGCGTGATGCTGGCTCTGCAACAGCAGGGATATAAGTTTAACATAGCGGAGTTTGGCAAGGCGTATCTCAAACTATTCCCTTATGTATTCATTGATATAGGGAAGATAATCCAACCCATCGGCCCGCAGACACAGGGATTGTTACCGCCCGGCGTCCAGGGCGGGCCTAATATGGGGAGCCAGAATACCCAGCAACCGCCAAATATAGCCGACATACTATCTGCGCAAGCGGGGCCGAAAGGACAGGGATTCGGAGGGGCATGATGCCTAATAAATTTATTTTCT